TGATCAAAGCCTTGCTTCTGGAAAGATGGCCAACATTATGGGCTTTGCCTATAATGGACAAATCCCGAAATTTCTTTCGGGTATTGTCTGCCATATTTTTGATACTAAAACCGGCGTCTTGAAAGAGGACGTACCTGTCGACTACATAGTTAGTATTCGGCAGATATGCTACTTTTTCAAGAAGTTCTTACCATCTGCAGATCGAGATGAATATCTCGCTAAGCAGGCTGTTAAGGACTTCACTGACGTCGAGTCGGCTATAGGAGAGGTTAATCCCTCTCTTCTCGCACGATTCAGCCATGTCTGCTCTTTCATTCTTCCTGAACTAGATTTAGTTCAGGATCATGAATGCAGACACGGTCCGGGCGCTGTCTTTGAGGGATATACTTCTAACCAGAAGTGGTCAGAGGTATATAATCGTCTTCTTGAATTTGACGATAAGCTTCTTTCTATCGGTTACGATCTTCCGGCATCTTTGCTGGTCGAAAGTTTAGATGGAGAGAAACTCCTCAAAAACGACCCTGTTGGCACTTGCGCTAGACTCGTAACTGTTCCAAAGAGCTGTTCTGCTCTCAGAACGATTACAGTTGAGCCTTGTTTGAATCAGTTTGTTCAACAAGGTTTGAACTCTACACTTCGGAGTCAAATCCGAAAGTGTAAAGTTCTTCGTCATAGTCTAACGCTTGACTCTCAAAAGCCGAATCAAGAATTGGCTATTGAGGGCTCCCAAACTGGCAACTGGTGTACGATTGACTTGTCGTCTGCTAGCGATCTTCTTTCACTAGAAGTAGTGAAAGCATGTTTCGCTAACAGGCCGCGCTTCTTAGAGGCGCTTCTAGCAAGCCGTACACCAAGAGTTGATAATGGCCGTGAGGCCATTACTCTTAAAAAGTATGCCGGTATGGGTAACGCGACTACGTTTCCTGTTCAGTCTATTGTGTTTGCTATGATTGCAATCACATCGATTGTTAACTCATCCGAGAGGGTGAGTTACAGGTCACTTATTCGCGCTGCCAACGATGTTCGGGTCTTTGGTGATGACATCATCATTAGAACCGAACATTTTCAGGCATTTGCAGACTGGATCACCTCCTTTGGTCTTAAGATCAACCAAGGGAAGACTTTCTCTGTTGGTAACTTCAGAG